CGGGAATGGGTGTGCTTGCGGCAAGGTAGATTGTGCCGTCCTCGTTGAGAATGTTGTGGTTTGACCAAACACAATTATTAAAGGTGTAATAACCACCAAACGCAAGGTCTGTCACCCAAGCATCATTTTCAATGTACCCCCAAGCGCGCGGCAGATTTACAACAAATTCCGTGCCGTCAAATGTAATGGGTTGTCCCGAAAAACTTACCCAATATGAGCCGTCAGATTTTACCTCAATTACCACATACGACATTGTATTGCCGTTTAAATCTGTCGGGTATTCGGGCAATGCAGGGAGTTCTATGCCGTTGTATAGATATTTAGTCATGTTTTTTTCACCTCACTCTGTTGCCATAGCGAGCATTGCCCATACACCTTCTTCTTGAGCAATAACCCATAATGTTCCAGTTGCGGGTAAACATGAATAAATAGTAACACCCTCCAAGTCGCTACGAACAAAGGTGTAAACCGTGGGCGCGGCATAAATACCTTCTATTTTCAAAAACAAAATATCCGTCTCATTTGCAACGGCATCGTTAAGAATTGTGGTATTTTCGTTATCAAATACTACGGGACTGTCTGCGGTGGGCACTTCCGAAACCTTGAGAACATACATTTTAGCCGCACCACTCTCCCCCTCACTCGGCACAATCGCAATCGCTCCGTCCTCTGCTTCATAAGCGTTCATTTCGTCTACGCTGTCAAAGGAGAGGATGGGATTGGTCGTAATCAAAGGGTCAACGATATGCACCAGCACCGCAATATCCTCTGTCGGGGGTACTACGCATTCAAATACCATCTTGCCGACCTCTGCTTCTGTCAGCATGATACCGCTTGCGATATACGCTTCTGTGCTTTCCGTTGTCGGGCTTGCTACCAAGGTGCTGTTCTCTGAGATCGCATTGGCAGGAATGGTCTGCTTGTTGTCTGCCCAATCGGTTGACTTGAGCGTGATTTCTAAGGTGTCGCGGATGTTGCCGTAGTCGTAGTCCTTGCCGTCCTCTCCGGGATCGCCCTTTTCTCCCTGCTCGCCTTGAATGCCTTGAATACCCTGCTCACCCTGCAAAGAAGCAAGCCATTCCTCTTCCGTTCCGTCAAAGCCGTTCGCCACGGCAACCTCATAGGCACTCTTGCCGCGGATCACATCGGGGTTTACTACAGTACCCCTCAATACGTTACTCATGCGTTATCTCCTTTCAAAAGCAATCAACGATACAGCCGAACATCCATAGTCTTGATGCCGCTCGTTTCCTGCAATTCGATTGTCACCTTAAATTTATCCGAGATCGCCCCGGTCAATGGCATAATATAATGTTTTTCAACAAACTCCGTACCTTCGATTGCAAGGACGTTTCTGTAATACTGATTATTTTTTGTGATGTTTACGGTGAATTTTCCCTTGCCGCAAACCGCAATATACAGCAGGTGCTTCACGCTTTTGAGAGAAGGCAACGCATACGTCAGCTTTGCGTACTCTTGGTAGGGAATGTTGGCATAACTCGCCCCGTCGCTGTCGGTGCTGATCGTGGGCGTGCAGTTGCTGCTTGTGAACGGAGATACCTGATCGAAATAGTGGTAGTAGTCCAAAATTGCTTTGTTTCTTGAAATGTCAGGCTTGCCGTTCAATTTGGAAATGTCACCAACGTACACGTCCGTATCATTGGCATTATTCAGATTTACGTCACCGTCCACAGTATTGTCTATCACGAAAACGTTGCTCACAGATTCGGGCGAGTTAATGTCGATTGCTCCCGAGCCCGAGCCTCGAATGATGTTACCCTTGATGTATATGGGTTGTGTAATCGCAGTATCGCTGTACGACTTGATACCGTAGCCGCCTGCGTTCAGAATGATGTTATCAGCAACGAAAGCAGGAACAGAAGGTACAACAAAGATGCCCTCGTTGGACGGAGTGGGCTTTGTTTCGATTTCAACGCCTGTACCGTTGATATAGTTCCCGACAACTCGCAAAAAAGCTCCCTCAACAGCATTTTCTCTGCTGTTCATGATCGTGTTGCCCTCAAGCACAACGCCCGATCCGTTTGTAGAATAAACGCCGTTGCACCCGACTCCGCTACCGGTCTGATTATGCTTGCCGCAATCCTCAATGTAGTTTCCGAAAATCGTACCGCTTGTAACGCCCTCTCCGTAAAGCTGGATTGCGCGATAATAATTCTCACGGAAGTAACAGCCCTTTACGTCAACCTTTCCTGCACCGCCGCAGAAAATTGCTCCGTGTCCATGGCACTTGTCGAATACGGAATTGTAAACCCTGATCTCAAATTCGCCGCCTGCATAAATGCCGCACCCTTGACTCGTTTCGTCCAAATCGTCACGGATGCCGATGTTTTCAAACCGGCACTTGTCTGCGGTCAGCGTTGCGCCATTGATAAGCTCGATAGCGTTTGCCTTGGTGTCGCGGAATGTTACACCGCTCAAAGTCACATCTGTTCCGTCAATTTGCAGGCTGCTCCCCACGATCACGCCCGAAACAGACACAACGCTCATATCGTTGGTGATCACGATTTGTTTGCTCAACAAATATTCGCCGTCAGGCAAGCGCAACGTCTGCCCCGACTTTGTAGCGGCAAACGCTTTTTGCAAAGCCTCGGTATCATCCGCAACGCCGTCACCGACCGCGCCGTACATCTGCGGAGTGACGTGAGATGCGGCCACCGCTTCATGCGTTGCCTTGTGGCTCGCTTCCAGCTGCAAAAAGGCTCTTGCAATCACCTGATTTTCAACAGGATGCTTTGAAGTCACGTCAAGCTCGTCATCCATAAAGCGCGAGAGCAATTCTTCCTCGCCCGGCTTGTATTCCTCGACTTCCTTGTCTGCACCTTCCGGGAACAGCTTGAACACCTTTGCGCCGTCCTCGTCATAGCCAATAATGGTCTGCGGATCACTCAAGGGATTGAGCTCAACCTCGTACCAATAGTCAACCGGCTTGGAGATCACGTCACCGATCTTGGTATCTTCTCCCGACAGATAGAGCTGCACTTTCTGCGTTACCTCGGTCACCGGGAAATCCTTCTCCAATGCAACCTCGGTAGCTTTCTTTTTCTTGTAGACCTTGATGCGCAAAAGGTCACCCGGCATAAACGTATAGGGCACGCCGTCCTTCTCTGCGGAAACAGACATAAGGACAATATCGCCCCTTGTTACGTAGATAGAGTTATCTTCGTTTACTTGATACATATTTTCTTACCTTCCTTTCGTCAATACAGAAAGTTTTGTTCTATATTCACAAAAAGAGGGGAAGGCTTGCACCATCCCCCCAAAAAAGGGCATTGAGCTATACGCTCGGTAGTCCTATCTATGTAGGCTGATTTATGCCCTTATTTATTACTCCCCACAAGGGTTGATATCCGTGTTATCACGGTAAATCTCCTTGATTGCTGCGATTTCCTCTTCAAGGTCCTTAAGCTTGTACATAGGCACGTTCGGAACGATATAGCCCTGCAATTCGCTCCAAATGATGATCGTGCCCTCGGGCAGCGTTTCCTTTTGAACGCTGTGCAGCTCGTTCTTGATATCGCCCTGCATCCACTCTCGGTTGATCTCGGTGGTCAGCACGCAGTTTTCCAAGGTCTGATGAATTTCTCCGTTCTCGGTGATTTCATCAAACCGCATTTCTTTTGTGACCGTTCTGCCGTAGTATTGACTAAGGCTGGGCTTTACTGTAAACAGTTCATTGTTCACGTTGCTCATAGGTTACTCCTTTGTGTAAAGTGGGGGCACGACCCACATTGCAGCCGTGCCCCTTGTTTTTTGTAATTACATTTCGGTTTTCATGACGTAGATTTCCTTGGGGCGAACGATCTTCGCGCCAAATACGTACAGGCCCTTGACAGCATCGGTGAATGCGTCCTCGGGGCGGTACTTCTCTACCTTGTCGATCTGCTCTGCAAAGGCAATCGCCTTGTCGGTACGCAGAATGTTGTAGTACACATCATCTGCGGTGCTGCCGGAAGCCTTCTTGCCGGTAGGCAGGCAGTTCTCGATGCACACGAATGCGTTGTTGATCTTACCAACCGCGCCCTTCTTGAGAATTTCGGGGTTGTTGGTAGACAGCTCGGTGAGCTGCTGGCGGTAGGTGGTGAATACCTTGGGTGCTACCTCAAGGTAGAAGGTGTCGGACACCTTGCAGTCGTTTGCGTACAGAGTGGCAAAGCCGTCCTCAACGGATGCCATTGCGTTGGTAGCGGTCAGCGTGATCACAGAAGGAGAAACCGACACGGTGGGAGTGGTTGCTTCAACGTCTGCCTTTACCACGGATGCAACGTACTTGTCACCCTCAAGAGCAAGACCCTTGCCTGCTTCATCGGTCAGGGCTTCCATCAAGCCCGGAACACTCTGTGCCTTTACGATATCCTCAACCTCAAAGTTGAAGTATCTGTACTGATTCAGCTGGAGCAGCTGGGAGCTGTCTGCTGCGCTCTCTCTTACAAGAGCAGTACCGGGCACGTAGGTGCGGATGGTGGGGCGGTTTACAGAGAGGATCTTAACCTCTTTTGCGTTTTCTGCTTCCTTCTCGTACTGGAAGTTGCAGTGATTGCGCAGAGAAGTGATCTTCTCAAGGGAGCGCAGAATGGACTTACTCCAAATAGTCTGCTGGAAATTGGAAATAGTGTTTGCTACTGCCATAATCATTCATCCTTTCTTGGGGATGAGGATATTTAGCCGCCTGTCATAGAGCGTCTTACGGCTTCCCACACCTTCGGATCGTCAAGGTCTTTCATGGTCAACCTCTCGATCTCTTCGGGCGTGTAGTAATCCTTTACGCCGGTATCTTGGGGCTGCTTCATACTCCCCATCGTCTTAAATTCTTTTCTCGGTTTGTTTTTTTGGTATTGCTCATATACCTTGGAAATAGGCGTGTCCTCTCTGAACATACGCTGAAATTCCTTGAACTCGGGGCTGTTCAAAACGTCCTCACCAACGCCGATCTTTTCAAGCTCCTGCGCTCTCTCGGCATTCTGCCTGTGCTCTGCCAGCACCTTGAACAACGCTTTTTCTCTTGCGGTCATTCTATCCGCGCCGATCTCGGAGAGGCGGTCAACCTCGTCAACCACGTACTCAAAGCCAGCGCCGATGATATCGTTTGCATCAGCCCTTGCAAGTGCTTCAATGTCCTTTGCCGAATACTGCGGCTTTTGGATCTTGACACCCTTGCTCTCATAGAATTTCTCAAACGTGTCGGTCATTTCGTCCACGTCCTCTTTGCCTGTGCCTGCCTTCAGCACTTCCGTAAGTCTGCCGTACTTGCGGTCATATTCCTTGCGGATCTTTGCTTCCTGACGGGCAAGGCGTTTGCCCACGATTGCATTGACCTCATCGTCCGTGTAACTCTTGGGCGTTTGTTCTGCGGTTTGTTCTGCGGTCTGCTCCGTGTTTTCAGCAACCTCTTCGGTCACAAGGTTTTCGTTCTCGTTCATACGATTTTCCTTCCCATTTTTTGAGTGGTGTTTGCTTCACCGATTCCATGCAGTTTTATGACGTAAATGCTCGGTCATGTATCAGAAAAAGCCCTATAAAAGGGCTTTATTCTTCCTCGATATCCTCTTCCGCTTCCTCGGTTTCCTCGTCAAGCTCGTCCTCTTGCTCGGCAAGCTCTGCTTCCTCGGCTTCAAGCTGCATCTGTGCATCTGCCATTTGGTCTGCCTGGCCATCGGGATCTTCCATGAAGAACTGCTGCGCATTCTGCATAAGCATCTGCGCCTTTGCCTCGTACTCGGCAATCTTGAGCTGTTCTGCTTCCGCATCATCAACGATTCCCTCAAGGATGGTCTTGGGTGCAACGGAATCGTCAGGAAGAGCCTTGACGTATTTCTTGAACTCGGGCAATTTCTCCACGCTGAACATACCATTCACGAACAGGTTTTCAAGCGTCTGCTCCTGCGCAAATCTGTCATATACACCCTTGGGCGTAATATCGATCTTGACCGATGCTTGCAGCTTTTCAAGCACGCTCTGCGGCACTGTCACAAGCTTGGTGTATTCCACGCCGTTCTTGTCCGTGACCTCTTCTTCCATCTTCACGCCGTCCACCGAATGCACAATCAGATATTCAAGCCAAATACGCGCCAAATCCTCTACAAATGTCTTGTAGGACTCTTTCTGCTCGGTCATAGGAGCTTGCGAAGCCTGCTGCACGGCAAGAATCGCTCTACCGGATGCTTTTTCGGGATCGATCTGACCCGCTGCGGTATCACCTGCGCCTGCCAAATCTCTTGACATGTTGATCAAGTCCTCTTGCAGCTTTACAACGTCCGCAGACATTTGCGCCGGCTGAATCGTGCCAATGATCTTGTTCACGTCATCTACCGGCTGACCGTTCGTATAGATCGTGCCGCCGACAGATTTAAGAGCATTAGGATTGGCTATCTTGTTTATGTCTGCAACTCTCTGCGGAAATGCCTGATACTTGACAGCCAAGACGCGTCTGACCTCGACACGGTTGACCTCAATTTGGTTGGGGATCAGGTATCGAACCTCGCCCTCACCTCTCGCGCTGCCCTCTTTCTCTTCCCACACGAAATGCGCGATAGGATAGAGCGAAATACCAAGGTCAACGTCCTCGACAATATCAACGTACCGAGTGGCAATAGAGAATCGGACCGTACCGTCCTTCTTGTAAAGCTTGTACACGATAGTCACCATGTTATCAAGCTCTTCCTTTGCCGCGTCTCCGCTTTCCTCAAAGGTATCGTTATCACCGATAATAAACGCCACCTTGTCCTCACTCATGCCGTGATACAGCGCAAACTCAATCGCGTTGGATACCGGCATTCTCTTGCGGAGCAGGATATAGGGCTGATTTTGAATATCGTCATCGTTCTCGTTGCCGTAATAGATATCGTTTTTCTTGATGATCTCATTGACCGGCAGCATCTTCTCTTGGTCGAAATCAACGTAGATAATGCCCTCGTCATTGATCGCGGCATCCTTGGTGATCCTGCGCCCCTTGAAATCCATCTTGTCGCGCTCCCATACCTTGGCAGCGTAGCCGTTCAGGATCTTGCAGTATCTCTCCGCTTCCTTGTGGAATGTTCGGCTCTTGAAATTCTGCGAAGAGTACACGATAGCATACAAATTGTCGTGAATAACCGCCACTTTGTACTTGACAATGGGCTTGATAAAGTTTTTCTGTACAGGCTCTACGCCGTCCAGCTTGGCGCCTTCCCATTGGTTGCCGTTGTAGAAGCGGTAATTCTTGTCGGTATCACCGAACGTGCCGATGATCCTGTGATAATTGCGCCCCTTTTCGAAAAGCTGCCAAATCGGCGTTTCTATGAACTCTCTATAGTCCATGTTTCCTTGATAGCTCATGTTTCACCCCCACGTCATTATCTCGGTATATCCTTTTGCCCGGAAGCCGTGCCATCGTAACGCTCGATATTCTCAAGAATAGCGTTATATCTCTTTTGCTCCTTGTCCGCTTCCTTGCGCTCTTGCAGCTCTCTCTTTGCCTTGCCGATATCGGGAAGCGCAATGTTCTCCCCTCGGCTTGCCGTCTGACCCACCTTTGCGCCAATAAAAAAGCACGCTATGCAAAGCGCGCCTGTCACCAAAACTGCTATTATAATTTCCATATATCCCCCTTAAACAGGCGTTATAGAATCGCCATAATCGGTGCTTGTCTGCATCATGCGCTCAATGTTGAAGCCGTTCTTCGGATTCACGATAATTGGCTCTTCCATGAACACAACCTGATCCCTGATATGGTGCGCTATCGCAAGCCCCATCATTTGGTCATCGTGACCGCCTTCGGGAGCTTCTATGCGCCCCTTTTCGTTGCGTGTGATGGTCAAAAGCTCTTCCAAGGTGTCCTTATCGTTGATAGTATCCGGGTGCTCTCTGACGATCTCTATCAGCCTTGAAATGATGGTCGGGCGCGTCAAGCTCGTTGTCTTAAAGCCAAACCGCTTCTCTGTCTTGCCGGTATAGGTGTCCTGCGCTTCTCTTACGTATTGCTTCGGATATCCCAAACGTTGCAGCTCCATGATCGGGTAAGAATCAAAGTTTGCTTCTATGCCAATCAGGGCTTGCTTATAGTACATACCAAGACAGTACATCTGCCTTGTGTATTGGTCTGCATCGAATTGATGCTTGAGTGTTGCCACCTGCACGCCTGTTTTCGCGTCCAATACGTGCCCGGTAAAGTAGTCGCTGCCCTCTCCTGCCGTGTCACCGCCTATGCAATACTCGGTAAATG